GAATACCATTCTGAAACCTCAACAACCCGTTTCATCTTGTCAGATATGTGATTCATAATTGGTAAGATTACAAACCTGGGTACAACCCCTAAACGGTCAAGTTCGACCCTCTGGTGAAAGCCTCTTCCTTGCACTATAAAAAGAAAGTAATTAGTTTTCTTTTGCATTATCTGTATTATAACACATTTGTTGACCCTTGTCAAGCTGTGCTACAAAATTTTTACAAACTTCTATCATAATCGGTAAACCATCACCATCGGTAAACTCTTTCCAAAGTGGACCGTCATGTGCTTCATGACCACAGTTTTGGCATACATTAGATATCATACTGGTTTTACCAATACTTTCGGTAATATATCACAATTATATGATAATGTTCTTCTCATTTGCTCTGTTTGTCTAAATGGATAAACAGCATGAACCAATGTATATGGGAATATAAAGAAGTCTCCTACTTCTGGACTTACTCTCATTTGAGACATTGATAACGAATGTTGATTACCACCAATAAATTCTAAATGACCATTTGCAGGTTCATGATTATTTGTGTATTCTTCGCCATATGTATCTGGTACTTTTAAAAATAAAACTGATGATAGACCAACTAAACTATTTTTGCTAGAATGAAAGTGAGCAGGATTATATTCGCCTGCATACATATCATTTACCCAAACATTGTCTAAAGATAATTGATGTGTATTTACTAATACTGAACCTGATCTTTTCATATACTCTTGAAAACACATCATGAAAGTACCTTTTATCTCATCATTTAAAATAGGATTAAGTAGTTTCTCTTTTTTAATTTTACCTGCAAGTTGAGGATTCCAATCAGGCATACTATCGCCTCTCTCATCAATTGCTTTGTTTACAGCCTCAACAAAATTTTCAGGCATTTTTAATTTAAGTATTATCTCACCTAATGTAAATACTGTTGTTTTTACTTGTTTATCATCTTTCGTATTTTGTTTTGTTTCTTCTACTTCTTGCTCTTCAATATTTACAACTTTTATTTCTTCGCCCATTATTTACTCCTTTTCATTTTATCTAGTATGGTTGCTCTAGTTTCTACAACACCAAGATGATGAAACCAACCTGTGATAATATATTTTTCATGTTGCGAAATAATACCTCTATGAGTGTGTGTAAAATCAGTAGGCCATAATAAAGTTAAACCTTTTTTTGCTTTTATTTTTAACTCTGGATAATATGCAAATTCTGTTCCTCCACCGTCAGGTACATCATTTAAATATGTCATGAAAACTAAGGCCCTTTGATTTATTTGATACTCGCCTCTTTCATTATGCCATCTTTTATATCCTTGACCAGGACCATAATGTTGTATATTAAAACCCTCTTGAATACATAACTCAGGATTAAAGTATTCATACTTTTGACTATATGCCTTTAGCCCAGCTGTAAGATAGTTCGTATAAATTTTAACAAGTTCATTGTTAGAACTCATATGAATATTAACATCAGTTGACGCTTTAGTTTCTACATCATGAGTGGTGTGTTCACTTTTATATTTGTACTCATGATTATTTTTATGATAATCAATAAGACCATTAAATAGTTTATCATTATCTATTTGAAAAGCTAGTATAAAATTTTCTTTATCCATTATATCTCCTTCATCTTATCTCTCAATGAGATTTTATACTTCGTAATATTGTATGACAAAAATGGTTTATATCTTTTCATTCTATCAAACATTTTAGGCCATAATACTTTCTCTTTAATATCTTTATTTAATCTTTTTGTAAATCTTAATATGTCATCTAATATTATTAGTGTTTCAAAATTTATCTTTTTTGCTAGAAACATTTTAATGATAGTAGGATGTTGACCATCTATTGATAAAAATAAATCATTAAATTTTATATCTTTTGTTATCATTCTTTCTATAATATAGTCAATATCTTTTTCATAATAATAATGTAATGATTCTATTTTTTTAGACCATTGTTTGTAATGTTCATCACCAGCTTTACCAATGATGTCACCAACCCATAAATTAGTATTAGAAACAAAATTGCTAAGGAAGTAATTAACAATAGACTTATTGTCGTAAGATTTACTAAGCCTATGAAAATAATACTTATCCCTTCTTTTAGTAAATGTCTCCAGTCTTGCAGTTGTTCTTCCGTTGTGTTTATGAAAGTCATAAGATTGGTTTTTACTTGTGAAGTGGAGCTTGATTGCCAGATAGATTTTATATACTTCAAAACCATTCACTTTATCCTGATAGAACTCCTACAATCCATAATGCTGCCATAATCGCAATACCTATTTCTGCACCTGTCATAATATATCTCCTTATATTGGTAGTTTTGCTGTTTTTTCTTTTAACATATTCAGACCTTGTGCCTCATATGCTATCTTTTCTTTTAAATTCTTGTTAATCATAGATTTTGTTGTTGATGGATCTATGTTATGTTTTTCACAATACAATACAACAGCGTCTATATAACTAATTCTTTTTGTCTTAACTATATCTTCTATTAGTAAAGCAAATTTATTAGGTGTAACAATCATTATACTTTATTATACTATGTTTTTTGTGATTTGTCAAGCTGAGGTACCAGTTTCTGTTGCAAGGTACTGGTAAACCCCTAACGACCTAGGCCGCTAATGCAAAGTTATTATAGTTTGCGTTTGTGTAAATTTTAAGTCTTTCGACTATCCTCTCCAATGCGATTTCTAGTCAACGGTCGAACCTATTTCGCCCCCATAATTTATGGTGGAGGCGTAGGGTACTGCCCCCTAGTCCCTATTGTTTACTCTCATCATTTTCACAGAGAATCTTCCTGTGGTACTCTAGTGCCATCATGATTAAAAAATTGCCAGTCTAATCCATAACCTAATATACAACTTACATTTGAACCATTAGGTCCCGTACCAGGCATTGTCATTATAAAACTACCACTATTTCTTTCAGCGTTGTGGCCAAAAGATAATATACCTAAAAGTTCACCAAATGGTTGCCCGTTTTTTCTAATTTGTCCTATTGCAATTTGTGATTCTCCCATCATTTTAGAAGAGGCGTCTAACACAAATTCTGTTATGCCACAAAAAACAGGAATACGTTGTTCTAGTAAACCCTCATATTTGAAATTAGGTTCAGGTGCTTCAGGTGGTAGTTCAGGTCCAGTATTAGGTATTGCTCTAACTTCTTTTGTAATAATCATAAAAAAAATAATTATGAAAGCAAACTTCATAAAATTAATCAATCTTAAATTTTTCATTGAACTCCTTTATTGCAGGTTCTAATAAAGGTAAATAATCTTTTTTATCTTTTATAAAAGTTTGAGTAGCACCATCTTCGGTAACTATGAGAATTACAACTTGATCTATTTTTCCTTTAAATCGTTCTTCGTACATCTCGCAATAAGCTGCACCTTGAATAAAATAGTTTTCTACCCACTCCTCTTTCTTTTCTTTTGAAGAGGTTTTAAAATCTATAACAGAAAGTTTACCTTCATATTCTGCTATACAATCCACACGACCTGCAACTCCCCATTTGTCGCTGTAAAGGCCGCCTTCTTGTAATACAATATTATTTATCTTATCTAGTTCGGGTTTTAGTATAGTAAATAGTGCGACAGGTAGCACATCTTGTTTTGATAGTTCTTCATTGTTTAGATAGTTTTCGACTAGAGTATGAAGTGCTGTACCTCTACTTGCGGCTGATCGCATAATTTGATTAGCAACATCATTACCAACCGACTGACGCCATTTAACTATACCGTCTTTGTTTCTATCAGATAAAACTGTGGTAATCGAAGGATACTTATTACCTTCAGGTGTGATATAAAATCTCTTACCTTTGATTGTTTGAGTTGTTACTTCTGGTAAATTAAAGTCTTTGTCGAAGGACGATAAGTCAACATGATTAAATGTTTTCATGTCGTACCTATCTTTTAAAAAAGTATTCATTTGATTCATAATATTATTATAACAGATTTTTTAGATTAAGTCAAGCGCCATTTTAGTGGTTTCTTCAACTCGTCTAGTCCAACCTCTGCCAAAAGTTTCGAATGTAGATAAACTTTCGTAATACTCTTGTCTCATAGATTGGTATTTTTCTATTGTTTCTTCAATAGTATTTTCTTTTACATACTCATTTACTTTTGCTAAAGTCATAGGTCCAATGCCACCATCTACTGTGGTGCCAATCATTCTTTGTAAGAATTTTGCTGCTCTACCTGGTCCTGCATTTACACCGAAGTCAAATACACAAAGGTCTAAGCCACTAGGTAGATCATCACATTTCATTTTACCCCAATATCTATCTATGTAAATAGGTGCAACATCAGCGACAACTAAATCTTTCATATCTTTTTTGCCACCGTATTCTTCATACACTCTTTTTGTTACGCCAAGATTTGTTTCGCCACCAGGATCTTTTGGGTGATTAACATAACCGCCCTCATGATGTAGTATTGCTTTCAAACTTGATTCTAAATTATTTTCCATTATTTTCCCCTTGTGATTTCTATTATCTTTTTAACTTGTGCTTCTATAACTTGAGCTCTGTTAGGCCAATGTATGTATGCCTCTGGTGATTTTGCTAATTTAATTAATAAAGGTATGATAAGTTTTTCTAATTTAGCAAATTTATCTTTCATATCTTTACTAAGATTATCTTTTCTTAAATCATATTCATCATCCATTTGCTTCTTAGCAATATCTAATTCTGTTTGATTTTTTTCGTTTACTGCTGATTTAGTAGAATTAATTAAAGATAAAACTTTATCTAATTTACTATCTAATCTATTTACAATATCGCTAGAAACAGCCTTGGCAGTGCTATCTGCTGTTTGTTTTACAACTGTTTCTGTTTGTTTAGATTGTTCTTCAGATGGTTTTTCTTTAACTGAGGTAAAACCCCAATCGCCATCGGCATCAAAGCCATCTAAAAAGTCAAAGTCTGCCATATGTTTCCTTTAGTTGGTGTAGCTACACACTTTAAGATACATTATCGGATTGACTACCCAACTTATGACCATCGCCTGGCGTGTTGTAGTTTCTCGATAGTATCAGCATCCTATTC